CATTACTGGTCCACTCAACAGCAGTACCAGCAGCATCCGTTTGAAGCAGTTGACGGGCAGTGCCGGGAGATAGTGAGGCACCACCGCCACTTGCTAGAGCAGTCCACTTGGTGCCATCCCATGTGTAGGTGACACTGCCAACGGTAAAGGTCTGGCCGTTGGTGGGTGATGCGGGAAAGTCGATAGCCATGATTAGTCTCCGTAAGATGAAGTGATCAGCACGCCATTAAGACGCAAGGGACGCAGTAGCTGCCGTCGTCATAAGTGCAAGTGACGTGGTTGGAAGTCACTTTGGCGATGGTCTTGCTGCGAATAATGTCGTCATCTTGCGGCTTGGCAGTGCCGTCACCAGCGGACATCAAAAGTTGACCTTTGTGAACAGGTACACCACCGGCAATGCGAATGATGAAGTCACCAGTCATCGCGCAGTGGAAGTCATCGGTGTAAGTGTCGTCGTCATCATCCCAAGATTGGAAGACACCAGAGACATTGGGATCACCTTCAACGTCGCTCACCTTCATGCGGTTGAGCTGTTCGTTGTCTTCATCACCCCAAGCGCACATCTCGTCGATGTTGCTCAGAACGGTACCGCGCAAGATTTCAGTGCGTTCTGCGCCACCAGGGAGCTGTGACCAGCGGGAAAGGTGAGCACCAATAAGGCTGACGGTGGAGCCAGAGACGGTAATGGCTCCTTCGCTGTTCCCATCTTGACGGAGATCAATAAGGGTTCCGTCTGAGGTATTTCTATTGACGACAAGAGGGTTGGTATTATTTCTAGAAATAGCAACCTTGCCAGCGCTTTCTACAAAGAAACCAGTTGCCGTATTAGCTTCTCCAGGGTATAGAGTTGTGAAGTCAGATGAGTTGATCCAAGTATGTCCAGAATTTCCAATCCTCATCCGCTCCGTCGGCCAAGTCGCTCCATCGGCGGTGGTAGAGAATACCAGTCTGGTCGGCATTTCATTGCCGTTTGTCGTCACCGCTGCATCTACTTGGGCTCCAATGTATGCACCGTCAACAGTGTTTGTCCCATCGGTGCCTGCAAATGTAATAGTGCCTAGATCGTCTCCGCTTATAACAGAGGTACTGGCACCAACAGAAGAACCTCTGGACTTAATAAATTTCCAAACAGCAGAAATAGTGTTGGCGGCATTATTCGTCACAGTGTGGATACGGCCTAAGCCTGAATCAGCAGTTTCAATTTGAAAGATTCCGCCGGTACGGTTTGCAGAAGTGCCAACCAACAACCGACCAGCGCTATCAACTGTTGCTCTTGGAGTGCCTTCCGTCGTAACAACAAACCGTCCATCACTGCCGGTGTCAATTACCTCAGCAGACGTGTTGCCTTCTTCGATCTTGTCCAGCGATACGCTGCCGGTTTCAGCAGTCCACTTCGTACCGTCGTAGGTGTACGTGACACCATTAAAAACATACGTTTGCCCGTTAGTGGGCGATGCTGGGAAGTCAATAGCCATGATCAGTTACCAGCAGCAGGGGTTTGCAGGGAAGCCTGATAAGCAGCAATGACTTCAGGCGTCCACAAGGCAGCAGCAACTGCCTGCAATTCAGCACAGTCACTACTTACGTCATCACCGGGACAACGTACATGGCGGTGATAGGTCTTACCAACTTCCACACCATCCTTTTCGATGATGTCCGCACGGCGGCATTGGATGATGGAATAGGGTGGGATGATTTCGAGCTTATGCTCTTGACGTTCGGCAAAATTAGCCATTAGGGGAATCCTCCAGATTCGACGGGTTTAGGCCGTAGTTTTTAGCCGTTGCGGGCTTACCATTATACAAAGTAGGTCATTGTAAGATTAAATGTGGCGGCTTCGTTGCTAATAGTTTGGAAGGTTCTACCCACATCATCTGCCTCACCAAGGACATAGGAGAACGAGTTGCCACTACTAAGATAAGCAACTAAATATGTGCCGCCTGCCCAGTTAAAACTTGAAGCCTCTACGGGGGCGATGCAGATATTACTGGCAACGAAAGGGAGTCCCCCTATTCGCAGAAACCCAGATCCAGTTGCGGCTGTATAAGTAATAGATATATTGACAGTGACTTGTCTGCCAATTTTTGTATATGAACCAGCTTGAGCAGCGTAGGTTGTGGTTCCGGCAGTTGTTTCGCCAACCGCAGTTGGCGTAAACGTTCCCTCCTCATAATCATCCAGCGTGTTTGGATCAGCCGATGCAACCTGAGTAGCTGGGAACTTAAAGCCGTTAGCAGCAACTAAATCAGTGGACGTGGTTGGGGTAAGTGTTCCACCAGTCTGAGTCCACAACTCAACAGCGCTTACTCCACTCTGCGGTGCAGCGTCTGCCCATTGCGATGTATCGCCGTCATCAAAATAAATGAACAAACGACCGCTATTGGTGTCATACCAAAGTGCGCCATCAGTCGGGCTAGTAGGTGCTGTTGCACTTGCAGTAACGGATGCACCGCCACCACCGCCTCCTCCTTGAGGCGCTACATCAACCCATTGACTTGTATTGGGGTCTTGATAATAAACGTACAACCGACCACCAACGGAGTCATACCAAAGGTCACCATCACTGGGACTAGTTGGAGCAGTATCACTTGTAGTGACAGAAGCACCTCCACCACCACCTGTAACAGTGCTAAAGCTCAGAGTACCTGCACCATCAGTTGTAAGTACCTGACCACTAGTGCCGTCAGTGTTAGGAATAGTGATTGCACCAACGGTTACGGTGCCAGTTGTAGAGATGTTCTGAGAGCCAAAGTCTGGGCTGATCTTGGTACCAGCAATAGCTGCAGCAGCATCAACATCAGCGTTAACAATGCTACCAGCAACAACTGATTCACCAGCAACAGTAAGGCTGCCAGGAATAGCAACAGCACCTGCTGAATCAATAGTCAATCGTGCAGAACCACCAGTAGCCAGTGCAAGTTCATCAGCACCAGGACTAAAGACACCAGTGTTAGTATCAGCAGTAAAGCTATAAGCAGGTGTAGCAGCAGTACCAAGGAAGCCAGTACCAATCTGTGCTGTACCCACATTCAACCGCTCAACAGCACCACTCCTCAGCGACACACCACCAGTACCATTACCATCAATGATGACTGGGTTATTAGCTTGAGAAGTCGTAATCTTCCTAGCTAATACATCAAGGTCACCACCAAGTTGTGGTGTACCATCAGATACAATGTTGACAGCAACAGAGTTCGGATCAATCGTGACATAACCAGTTTGTTGGTCAACCTGGAAGGTATCACCAACTTTGAACTTACCAGCTTGGTCAGTACTGGTCAGCCAAACACGACCATTATTCAGTGCTAGTGCTTCGTTTGCTTCAATAGCTTCACCACCATTCTCAGGTAGTGCGGTGTAGTTAGTACCAGAACCAGCATACTCAAACGTATGGCTAGCAGTCGAAATCATCGACCGCAGGAAGAACTCTACTGTGACACCATCAGCATGACCATTGATAAGACCAAGGTTAATGCTACGATCACTTGGATTGGGACGACTAATGGTTACATTCCAACCAGCACCATTAGCACTGCTTGAAAGGATCGGGTAGGTGTCAGATCCAATCTTGACCAGCATGTTAATAGCTGGACGATTAGCATCACCAAACCAGCTTGCATCAGCTGTAGGTGCATTGATCGTGAAGGTTACATCACCAGATGTTGCTGCACCATTGGCAGTTGCAGTGAAGATAGCAGTATCACTCTTACCATCAGCAATCAGACCATAACGACCAAAGTTAGTCGTACCAACTTCCATGTTGATCTGACCACCAGTCAATGCCTTAGCGTGGTAGTGACAGAAGAGACCAAAGAACGACACAGCTTGTGCATAACCGTTGTTACACACCAGCATTCCAGGACCATCTAGGCATACCTGGGTGAACTCATTGACAACAAATGAACGTAGTGGACTGGTTACATCAGGTACAGAACCATCAACCAACACACCACCACCTGTCATCCCAGAATTAACATCACCACCAGTACCAGAATAGTTACTAGGATTAAAGCTACTGTTGTCAATTCCAGAGTCTGCAAAGTTTGTGCAGTTCTCAATCCATGGTGACTTACGAATGATTGCACCAGGATAGAACGCAGCTACCCAACCTTGATTCTCAGGTAGACCATAAGTAGGGTCATCATCAATTGGGTTATTACCACGTGTACCAGATGCCTTCAAACCACAGAAGACAAGACCACTGATGTAAGTACCACTATTACAGCGGAACATCGTATTGGTCTCAGTAGCAACTGTAGGATGAACAAAGACACTACGAGCTGACTCACCAATAATCGACAGGTTTGGAACTGTAACGTCAATCGGCAGTATCTCCTGATAAACACCAGGTGCTACACGAATGATGTCTCCAGCACTAGCAGCAGCAACAGCAGCTTTAATAGTCTGCTTAGGCTTTACATTGCTACCATCATTAGCATCATCACCATTAAGAGCATCAACATGAATGACAACACTCTCGCTGTAACGATTCAGATAACGAGCTTCTGGATCAACAATGTAATAGCTTACCCAGTTCCAGGTATTACCAGCAGTTGTGTACTTAAGCTTGACAGGGATACCAGCAGCACCTTCAAAGCCAGCAGGAATACCAGTGAGTGGTGTAAAACTCTCAAGTCCAGTGCTATCAAGTACCTCAATCAGGTCATTATTAGCAGGAGACCCAGGGATAGCAGCTACATTAGCAATTGGGTCATAGACCAAGAACACTGCAGCTGCAGCAATAGCTTGGTCAGACTTGGTGTTAGCCGCATTTGCAGTGTTAACAGCAGTAATTGAGTTAGCCTCTGCAGTGTTAGCAGTACTAACTGCTGCAATTGAGTTGGCTTCAGCTGTGTTAGACGTATTAACAGCAGCAACAGAATTGCTTTCAGCAGTGGTAGCAGCCACCAATGCAGCAGCAGAAGTGGTGTTAGCAGTGTTAGAGGTGTTAACTGCTTGAGTGGCGTCTCTCCGCGTCTCTTGTGTTACGTATAGATTCTGCTTAAAGTTATCATTAAGGTCGATAGCACGAATAGCAGAGCCTGAGATAAATGTAGCTTTAAGATCATCATCATCTGTTACACGATAAACTCTAATAGCTACACCAATATTTGGCGCAGAACTAAACGTAATATTTTTAGTAGAAGGGTCGATAGTAAAAGCAGTAGTGGTTGTACCATTAAGAGTTACTTTTACATCAGTATCTTCTAGGTATTCAAACGGAATCGGACCAAATGTAACGGACCCGTTTCCTGTGTATGTAGTTTCAGTTAAAGCCATAGTTACATTTAGTAAGACATTTGTTGTTTCATGTCATTGAGGAATTGTTCAGCGCCATCGAGATCTCCGACTTTCATAAAGTTCTCAAGTACTTCATTCTGGTAAGTCTTTTGATAGACACCATCTCGGTTGGATAGATTTGCCTCAGCCATACGCATAGACGAACGTAGAGCAGAATCAAGGTAGTAATGAATTTGCCTAAAATCCTCAAGATTAGGAGCAAGATTCATATCACGTGCTCTCTTAAATTCTTTGCGGAATTCTTTAGCATCTTGACTAGCCATTACTTCACGAATAGCGTCTCTAAAGTAACCTTGTTCACCCATGATGTTCATGACTTCAGACCGTTCTTCATTGGTATAATCGACACCACGTCCATTAGTACGAAGACTAGGACGAGCATCATATTCAATGTCAATCAAGAACTGCTTTTCAGGAGAAACAGAGTCACTGACTTTCCAAGGAAAATAAGTATTCCATATACGAGTCCAGAAGTTAGAAGGTTCTCCAACAAGACCACCGTCAATCCAGTCATACTTGTTAGGGAGACTTGCCTTCATCACTGGATTACGATTAGCAAGAAGGTCAAAGAAATTATTCTCCAACTCTTTCTTAGCAGGCATCATAAGACGTGCAAACTCAGACATCAAACTAGCGCCAGGCATTACAGCACTGGATGCAAAAGAAGAGGTCCAACGATTAATAGCACCAACATCACCACGGATAACGTCATTAAGAGGCTCCAAGGCGGCTAGCATAGACTTATCAGTAATAGTAGCACTAAGGACAAAACCAGCAGCACGTAGGTTCTCTTCAAGCTCAGCTGTATTAAGGACATCAAAGTTGTCCATAACAGTAGCAGTTAGAGCAAGCCAATCACTTACCCCAGGGATGCCATCATAGCTGACCCACTCACCGCCAGGTAAACGAATAGAACGCTTTTGCCAGCCAAGTTCATTACGAACCCGTTGCTTCTCTTTATCATAAAGACCATCACCTGTAAGACGATCAGACATAAAGAGACCAGTAGCTCCCATCACACTCAACATGCCAATAGCTTTCCGTCCCTTCAACTCAGCACGGATGTTCTCATAAGCATACTTAGCGTTTTCTGGTGTAGCTTTAATACCCCGTTGTGCAAGAAGCTCTGTAACTACATCCTGCGGCATCTCAGCAAATGGCTTCTCAAATGAATGGAACTCCTTAATAAATGGAGCAACACCAGTTGGGCTGTATGAACCCATGTACCCCATCATATTCAATGGAGTCTTAGTGAAAAGAAGGAAGGGCTTTACAATAGGAACATTACGAATAAGAGAAGACAACCCGTCATTAACGAAGTTATCAAGGCTCATCGAGATTTCACCAGAAGCATAGCGCACTGCTGAATCTGTAATGTTATCGTTTTCATCAAAGAAGGACCGATACACACGCTGAGCATAGTCATCAGCTTGCTTACCAATCAAGTCTAGAGAACCACCTTTTGTAATCTCATTCCAAGCCTTACCACGTGCTTCCCAGTTAGCAACAACAGCCTGAGTAAATCCATCAAATGCCTGCATACCGCGCTGACCAAAGCGAAGCCATGGGTGATTAGCAAGGTCATTCATCTCCTCAATCATGGAAACCATTACTTGAGGACCATAATCTCCAGTTTGAGCTTTAGCGTTAGCGAATTCACTAAGGATTTTAAGCTGGCTTTCATCTGCAACTTGGGTTGCTTCACGTAGATCCATAACATACGGATCAGTAGCTGAGCGTTTGAACACCTGATTCATGTGCTCAAACCCCTTGTTAAGGGTATCCCACGCTGCTGAGTATTGGAACCAAGCTTGCCGCATAGTCTTATGATCACCGAGAATCATAGCACCAGCGGTATGTGCAACAGGTTTGATGGCAAGCAGTGCAACATTGGATAGACCAGCTTTAAGCGGAGTACCAATAGCAGACAACGTAGAGTTGTAAACATTAGACCAGAAACCCTTAAGTACAGCAGAAGGGATTTCAGCCTGACCATCTACAATAGCTTTGCTGAAAATACCAGTGCTATTCCTGACGTAGTTGTTAAGCTTAGAAATTGTATCTACCTTACCATCAGTCACCTCATAAGCAAGGAGAAGTGGTTTAAGTAGTTCTGGTTTCTCTGCCTTTACTTCACGAAGAATGTCAACAGTACGCTTAGCATCTGCTTGAATCTGAGCAGCTTTTTCAAGGTATGCTTCGGCGCTCATGTCACCGTTGCTTAGCATAGTACGAGCACGGGCAAGCATACCTTTACCGTAAGCTTCGCTACCTTTATCAGTAAGTCGATTCCAAAGGTTGAGCATGTTAAGAGCACGACCCCTTGCATAAGAAGTCATACCCTTTTGTGCCATTAGATACTCAAGACGATCTAGGATCTGTTCCTGTGCCCGTTCAACTGCTGCGGTACCATCCATAAGACGCATACCTTTAGACATGTCAGACACTTGTCCAGCAAATGAAGTACCGACATATGCCTGTGCCTTCATCATGTCCATATCATTGAAATCACCAAGCAGTTGCTTAATGGTATCAAAGACAGCGTAGTATCCTTCGTCGTTGAGTACAGGAATCTTGGTAGATGGATCAGGCATCTGGAATTGCTTAATAGCATCCTTGAGCTGAGGAGTATCCATCTTATAGAAATTCATGGCAAGCTCTTCGCCTGCACTAGAAATATCCTTAAAGGATAGGTACTTACCAGATACAGTTTTGTAGCCATACTCACCAGCTTCTTTCAGCTGTTCAGCAAGACCACGTGCAATGATCTCAGTACCACCAGATACTTCAAGACCATACTTAAGTGCGGGTTCAGAAACAACGCTACCTACACGACCATATACAGTATCTACATTACCAGAGATACGAGCATAATCAACGGATGCGCCAACAATACCAAGATCATCTACAACACGAATTCCCGACTCTTCGTATCCATACATATCATGGACACCAAGCATCGGCTCATCAAGGTTAGCATTCTTAGAGAAGTTGTACTCACCAAGTTCATCCAAAGCATCAGATTGCTTAGCAACCAACTCTGCTACTGTTTCTTCAAGATCATCAACAGCATCAGAACTAACATTTTTAGCTAGCCAATTTTTAGCTTTTTCTGATTCTGGAATCCATTGAGTTGCTCTATTAATACCACGAGCAGCTTTAGCAACCCTAGCAACAGCTTCAATCATGTGCCCGGTAAGTCCTAATATCGCACCACCAGTCACATTTTTTTCAAGTTTACGTTCTGGGCTGTCACCATCAAGTGTAGCTAAATCATCAGGAATAAAACCCGTTTGAGCTGGAAATGCACGCTTAACTATACCAAAAAGGTTGTCGTCGTACTTATTGGTTTCTACAGCATAATCAACGCCAGCACCTACACCCATATCAAGCGCTGCTGCTCCTAAAAATTTAACAGCAGGATCATTAAAGAATTTAATCTTACTTGCAGATGCAGCGGCTGAAAGCCCTTTACCTAAAGCTCCAGTGATAAAAATCTGAGGCAATACAATACTGCTAATTTCACGTGCTGTCTGCACTGATTCATTTTCAAACTTAGTACGTTTCTTTAAATCAACACCAGGAATCAAGTTAAGTGTATCAACAAACCAATCATTAACACCTTGACCAGGAGCAGCAAGGACATCAAAAGCTTGTTGTATAATGTTCTGACCACCCTGCTGTTGTGGTTGTTGCTCAGTACCCGTAGGTTGAGCTTGAGGCTGTTGAGGAGTACCTTGAGGTTGTTGAGGAGCTGCAGACATAGCTTCCTGTTGAGCTTGCTGCCTAGTGGCAAAGCTCTCAAGAGTTTCCATGTCCTGCATAGTAGCTTCGGATTGAAGCTGCAACTGTAGCTCCTCATCAGCGCTCAGATTTGGCGTACCAAATAGGTAGTCATCTTGCCTGATTTCGTCTTCATTCATGTTGGTTTAATTAAATGTTAGCGTTGTAGCTGAGTGACTACATAACGACGAAGATTGTCGAAGTCTCTATAAGGTTTCATACTCCTACTACCACGGGGTGCAGGAGCGAGGAAATCAATTGAAGCAATAGTACCATCAACTGAACGTACATTACCTGTACCACCTTGGATGCCGATAATATCACCAGCTTCGATCTGTTGACCAGGGCGCAATGCAACACCATCTGCAAGGTGACCATAAAGAACATCAACCTTTTCTCCAGTGCTAGGATCCGTTGATTCAATAACAACGTAATTACCATAACCGGATTCACGACTAACGTCTTTAACTACACCATCTAAAACTGCTGGGAATTGCTTGCTTTCAAAGTAAAGATCGACACCAGGTTGACCACTAGAAGTCTCAAAGACAATAGAAGAGGGTCTCTCAAAATCAACAGCACCAAATCTACGCATACTAGGACGCATAGTAGCACGACTTTGGAGAGCTTGACCATGACCATATTTATAGGCTTGGTCCATGACCAAACCAAAGTATTTACGGTTTTCTTCTGATTGACCGACTCCGTAGGGTCCGCTATTGTACATTTGAATAGCACGATTAAGGCTCTTACCAGGATTGGTAGGATGGTTAATCATAGCAACCAAATACCTAGCGGCACCATCAATTGCTTGAGGAATGTTCAGTGGGTCAACACCAAGCTCTGCAGCAGTACCAGGCATAAACTGGGCAATACCAATAGCACCAACAAGTTCTCCTTTAGAGTTCCTACTAAGCCTACGACCAGTCAACACATCTTCACTGAATCCCATGCTTTCATGGGACAACAAGCCGGCCAACACACCAGGAGGTAGGTTGTACTTAGCAGCTGTTGTTTGAATCAACTCACCAAGATTGTATCCAAGTTTGTTGGGAACAGTTGCAGCGTTAAAAGTATTAGTTGAACCCATAGCCCTAGTTGAAAGTGCAGGGGTCTGATACCTTTCCAACATACGGGAAAACTCAGGGCGTACTCCTTGTTGGTATTGAAGAAGCGGTTGAGGAAGATTTACTAATGGAAGACTTGAATCTTGTCGCGCAGCAATCTGACGATTGATAACAGTGAGTGGGCTGACACCAAGACGACGCCCAACTTCAACAGCCATTGCATCAGGTTTCCATCCAGGCTTCTTGGAGCCTTCAACAATATCCCTCAGTTCAGATACAGTGTAAACTGAACCATCTTGATCGAGGAAAGTGTTGCTACGATTTTCTCTGCTAGCTTGAGCAAGTCCATCAAAGATATGACGTGAACGTGCTGTTGCTCTACCATTAGGACCACTGACATTAAGGATGTCATTGAACCCGCCAAACTCACCAGCCTTCATGCTAACATTAGGGCTAGCTTGGAACTCCTTAATAATAGAAGCTGCAACCTGTGTTGCAAGTCCAGGGTCAGTATTACCAGCTGTACGTAGGGTCGCCATACGCGACATAAAGCGGTTCTGCAGCTGCTCAATTTTAATACCTACAGTCCAGTTAAGAACACTGTTCGGACCTTTTACAACACCAGGAATACCCTTTACAGCATCCTCAATGGATTGCATTTGAGCTTTATAACTACCATTGAGGCTACTATCTTTGGATGTTGCAGAGGCGATGGAACCGTACTTACTTCTAAGAGCAAGAGGTGCTCCAACTCGATCCATCTCTTCTTGAGTAAGGAGACCAACTTCAGCAAGCTTTGCAAAGTTTTTATCCATCTCAGCAACAGCTTTAGCCTCAGTAGTCTCGTTCTGAAGGATAGCTTCTAGGCGAGGGCTTGTGTAACCGCTATATTTTTGCCTTAGCAGCCCGTACAACTTCTCAACCTCTTCTCGTGTTTGAGGAGGACGTTCAGCAAGAATTTGTGCTTCAGCTATTTGAGCGTCAATAAGTGGTTTTTGTGCTTCTTTGATAGTTCGTTGATGGAGACGATCTCTAGCCTGCTCTACTGATTGAGCATAATCAAGAGCATCTTGACGACCAGCAATAACATCTCCAAATTTCTGAAGCTTACCATCCTTTAATGTTTCATACCCAAAGAGTTGCTCTGCAAACCGAATGGCATCTTGCTCCCTGCCAGGAATTTGAGATAACTGAGTTCCGTATTTAATTGATTGGCTGATTAAAGAAGTTCTTTGTACTCCTGTAGCTTGCTCAATTTTACGCCCAATTAAAGCGCCACCACCATCTTTATTTAATTGATCAAGAGTTTGAAATGTTTCGTTTGCAAGGCGCTGGTTGGTTTCTGACCTAAATTTAGCAGAAGTGCGCTGAATAGAAGCATTCTCTTCAGCTCGAAGTTGTGGATTAATATACTGTTGCTGGATTGCCGTACTAAAACCTTTTCCGTTATTTGCAGGTTGAAGAATAGTTCGATAAGCTTCAGTATTTAATTGACTCCAAATTTTATGCCTTACTTCTGGTAAACCATTTGCCTCAGCTTCAGCAAGACTTATCTGCTGACCGTCGATGTCAAACTTTTTATCACTATTTAGCAGTGGATACTGTGCCGCTTCTCTTCCTAAGGCTTCTGCAACAGCGCGGCTATTAGACCACAGCCCGGAATTAACGTTTTTAGCAAGGTATCTAATGTCGTTAGTAGTAACCCCGTTGTTGTGAATTAACTCTTGAAAATAAGGATTAGTTGTAAGTACTTCATCTGAAAAATTATTACCTAGCTTTGTTAATTCAGTTCGCAACTGTACTGAAGCACCACCAGCTTTTTGCACCGATAGGTCAAACCGTTCTTGCTGAGCATTCCTAACAAGCTTTGTTACATCTGTTGCTGCTTGCACAGCAACCGTAGAGAAGTCACCAAGTTGCTTATAGAAATTAGCTTGATTAATAGCTTGTGTTTCAGCATTCCGCGCGGTAATTTCATAGTTACCAAGAATAGCTTGCTGAACACGCTGCCTATTCTCCGTGTCCCGTTGGAACACGAATTGTCGGTTACTAGCCTCAAGTTGGTTGTTTTTATTGAGAGCAGACAGTTGTCTGTTCTTTTCAGCAATATCAAAAGCAGCGGCTTGTTTTAGAGACTGAATAGCATTGTTGCCTTGGTTCAAATACTTATTAGTCTCATCCGGTACCTGGATAGGGTCGAAGCCTCCAGGTCTAGCATAACTTGTAAACTTTGCCATAATTATTTAAATGCAGAGTAAATACCAGCTGCCATGGAAACATCAGATGCAAGCCCAGTAAGACCAGCAAGCCAAGGATCAGTGTATTGAGCATCCACTTCAACAACCTTAGGAAGCTTCGTAGGACGCCCCGGCTTTTGAAGTTCAGGTCGAGGAGTCTTTCTAATTTTAGGTAGCGGAATAGGAGGCAGAGGTTCAAGCATAACACTTGCAAGAGCATTAAGATCGGCTTGATACTTATTAAGAGCAGCCTGATTACGTATAGACTTACCTTGATTAGCAAGACTAACACGGGATGCAGCAAGTTGAGCTTTATCCAAATAGAATTGATTATTAGCCATCTCAAGTTTTTGATTGATGTCAAACATACTGAGACCAAACGTTTGCTCAGCACCAAACACTTCATCAATAATTGCAGATGTTCGTAGACCTGCTTCTGAAATAGCTGTTTGAGCTACCTTCTCTGCAGTAACACCAGAAGCACCTTTGACTATGGCTGCACCCATATTCTTCATCGCTTCAACGTAAGCTGCTTGCTGTTGAATCTGACCTTGTGCACGAGTTTGATTAAGTGTAGTTTGTGCAACTTTTTGATTAAGTGCTTCACCAAGCTGCCTATTTCTAAACTCCATCATGGTTGACTTCTCTTCAAAGTCAAGCATAACATTTTGCTCTTGCTCCCATCTGGCTGTATCTAGCAATGCATAATCATAAGCAAATTGATTAAAATCCATTTGCTGGGAAGCTTGCTGTTGTGATTTAGCAAACGCCCGCATTTGGTTGGCATAATCAAGTGCTTGGATTTGCATCTGATAACGACGATTATCCTTTGCAATAGCATCTTGAGTTTTATATTCTTCTTTAATATTTTGACGTAGAATCTTAATAGACTCTTTGTCAAATTTAAATTGACGTATTTGCTCCGTATTAATGAATCTACGATTTAGTCTATTCTTTTTGTTGATAGCATCAGCTTGCTTCCTAGATGCTTCGTTTTGAGCTTTAGCACCGAAAAAATTAGCGATAGCTTGAATAGGCATCTACTAAGCCCTCCTATAATAACGTTGTGCATACTGACCTTCCCACGTCATACTATTAAGAGACACCGGGAATGGTGAGTTGCTATTTACTTTGAGATTAAAGTTTGTATTCTTTTGATGAATAGGCACGGTTAGAGTTGTCCGATCAATAGTAGGTGTTGAGTTAGCTAGATAGTACCCTGCATTCTGCACACCAGCAACATAGACCCATTCAGGAGCACCATAACGAGTAATATAGAAGTTAACAGAACCACTAAAGCCTACATCAAATTTCATGCGAGCAATAGTTAATGAGGCTGTCCAATCTACATTATTCTGTGACCTAAAGAAATAACGTGGTAGATCCACGTCAAAGTTAAACTCATAACCAGCTACAAGGTCGTACTCTTTACCTGTCCAATCACCAAGCACTAACCAATTACCACTACCGTCTACCTCTACTTCCAATACAAAGTCATGGGTAACATCAGGGTTAGGTACAGTAGCCAACTTATAAAGAGTGCTATAATCAATTGCGGTACCATCAGCCATGGTCTGTGCAGTGACCACTAGAGGAGTCTTACCTGTAACGTGTGTATAGGGTTTAGGGATAGTAGATTTATTTGTAGTACTGTTGTAGGTAATAGTACCACCACATTTAACTACAAAGGATTGGTCTAATCTGGTTGTAGCAATAGCAGGTGTGGCATCTACTTCATCTGGATCTAAGTTTTGAATGATGTCAAGGATAATGACTTTATAATCATTAGTACTTTTAACAACACAAACAAAGTAGTTATTGATAACAGTGAGGAATTTAATAGAATCAACTAGCTGCCATCTAAACCAAGCCTGCATAACTGTATCCTGACCAGCAGCATAGTACTTATACAAGAATACTTCGTTAGAGTCAATGGTATAAAGAGCTAGCAACGAATCTTGTACATTAACGGCAAGGTGCTGTAGATCCTTGGGTAAATAACCAGCAGCAACTCTACTAACTTCTGATACATCAGCAGCAGCTAAATTACCACGTGCTTGCATACCTAGTAGCTTTGTAGAGCCAGATACCTTAGACACAAAGCCTATGAAATCTCCTGTGTCTTGTGCAGTAATTGTTCTGTCCGATTCGTACTGACTGATTGTACGAACAATAACATCACTTGGGGAAATGATGCCACTTTCTGAATACAGCAGATACTGTTCATACTCACTGAACAAGACTAAACCTTGTGCTTGTGGTACAGCACAGTAAAGGTTGCTTACCTTAGAGCTTGATGTCTCAACGTCTACAGGGTCAGAAGCAATGACTGTTTGAGCACTAGTAAAGAAGAAGTTCTCAAAGTCTTTTGCCACACTCATCGCAATTGTATCCTGAGTTAGGAAGACAAGGCGATTACTGTAGATAAGACCGAACTTAATCTGCTTATCAACAAACGAAGGTACTGGATTACCGTAATCATTTCCGGTAAACCTAGAAGCCCATGTTTCTTTAGAAATCGAGAAAGCGTTAGTTGCTGTACTTACTAGCTTATATGGCATAGTAGTAGCGTCAAAACCACTCGATGCAAGCTTAGCAACATACTTACCACCAACAGCAATTGGGTCTCCGTTAGCATCTACATCAATGTCCCAGCCTCTAGCCTCTTCCCAGAAACCAGAACCCTCGTTAACAGCAGAGGTGCCACCAGGAGCATTACCAGTAGATGCAAACTTTACATAATAAGATGCACGTTCATCAATACTGTTGGTGATCTTAACACGTCTACCAGGTTTGGTATAAGCAGCAAGTCTGGCTGAACTAATAACGTCATCTTGATAGCAGGTAAGGGAGATACCCTGGATACCACCAGCTACTTCAATAGTAAATGGAGTCTGACCATCTTTAATCTCAATCTCTAAACTGTTAGAATATTTAATAACAGTAAAGGTTGCACTAAGTGAAGCGTCGATGTCAGCTTTTAGTCCAGTAAGAATTTCATCAGATGTTACAGGGTAACCACGAGTATCGGCATCAGTAATATCAACAGTGGTAAAATCATATTGAGTACCGTTGATAACTATTTTGTAAACGCTATCATAATCAATACTACCAAGAACAACTGTAGCACGAGTGCGAAGGTAATAATTACTTTTCGCAGTCATTGTTACAGTTTTATTTTTATTAACGATGTAGGTTTGATCTAGATATGAAAAGGTTTGAAAATCATCAACACCTTTAGTTGTAACAGGTGGCGTTAAATAAGAGACAACATCTGCATCAGTTTTATTGGCGATAGTAGCTTCAACAACACTAAGCACACCACCAGTAATTGTAGGAACAGTATTCCATATGCGGATGTTACCACTCTTAGTAATAATACCAATGTATCGTTCATCGTTGTCCCGTGAGACAGTAAACCAATGTCCATCAGTAAATTCACCAGGAGTGTTCTCAGTAATGAGATCTAGAAATTGGCTACCATTTCTTTTAAGAAGTCCATAAGTAGGGTCAGGGTAGCCATTTATAATGTCGTCAACTTGCCCAGGTTGTTTTTTAATGTCAGTTTGCTTGCTAACTCCACCAAGGAAAGTAGGGATAGTTTGTGTAACTGCTGCCATCAGAATCTCTGCAGTGTATTGTATGGTTGATAGCTTTGATAATAAGTGCCTTCACGTGGATAACCAAACATACTATAGTCACCTTGGTTGCACTCATACTCCAGCGCCATAGCCCTTGCAAAGGCTTCTTTTTGTTGAAGTATCTGGTACTGCCCAGGGTCTCCTACAAGCCTGCTGGAGGCGATTGCAGCAGCCCTACAGGTGATGTAATCTTGAATAGGAGAAGGCAAATCATCCCAAGAAAAAAACCATACAACATCACACAGGACAGGCTCAGTCCACGTGTAAGTATGGTTTACTCGGTCATAAAGTTTTCCATTACGCTTTACTGTATCCTTTTCTCGATAACTAAGATACCGAGGGTCATCAGATAGATCCATTTGAATTACATTATTTGGCCATAAAATCTCATTATTAGTGGGATCTAGCTGGACATTAAACTCTTTATTAAACGTCCAACCCTCAGCTTGTACTTCGCGCGATACTTCTTCAAGAGTACTGTAAGCAATCGCAACGTCCGGGTTGGTTACTACGGTAACCTGATTACCGTCTTGATCGGTAATCGTTTCTGTATCAATCGAAGTAACTGGAGCCTGACCAACTGACGCCAGGATCTGATTGACAGCTTGCAGCTCAGTCTTAGAGCCAGTGGTAGAGAATGGCATAATAACAGTAGTGTTATATGTAAAGTAAAAAAAAGGGAGAGCCTAAGCCCTCCCCGGTTAATCAGACAGCAGCGCGAGCTGCATCCAGTGCAGGAGAATCAGCTTCAACACCAGCATAAGCAGTGCGGAAACCTTGAGTCTCAGAATACACAGTAGAAGCGTTTACGGCAGAGCCGAAACCACGTTGGGTTTTAGCAACCGAACGACGAACAGCGTGGTTGTCAGAAACAGCGAGAGTACCGTTATCACTGTAGGTGGTACCATAGGCACCAGTCACAGTACGAACAGCAAAATCAACAGTTCCAGCCACACCATTGCCGCCAGCAGCAACAGTCAGGTTAGCCATGTTTTATCATGCAATGGGAAGAGTAGAACCAGCAGTAGCATCACTTTGGATACCACCACTTACAGTGCGACCATATTCTACAGGAGAGGGAGGATTCAGAGTTTGAGACTCCGAAACCTCACCTGCAGGATCAGTCACTTTCACAACCTTAGAAGTACCAGGAGTGATAGACATAATCCTATCTCCTATCAGGCAGCTTGCAGCTCAATAGCAGCAGCAGGGTTCAGCCAATCAGCACCCATGGCGAGCTTACCGATGATCAGGTCGCCCTGATACATCGCCTTCACATCACCACCAGTGGTCTGGATGCTAGGACCAATGCCTTGCACCACAGCAGCAGCGTCACGCTGATAGATCAGACCACAGTGAGCAGAGAAGTCACCGCTGTAGTCATTGTTCTCACCGTTCACACGTGCCACAGTACCAGCCATGAAAGGCAGGTTGTTGGAACGACGGATGCCAATACCAGCAATCTCATAGAGACCTTCGCCGCTGGTCAGAGAACCAGAGCTGTTACCGAAGTCACGGTTCAGGATGTTGGTATCCACTTGGCTGATCAGAGCATAGTACTGACGCGGGGACAGCACAGCGGTACGACCAGCGCGGGGTACATTCTTCTCATCCAGGATCGAAGCAGCCTCGAAGAAAGCATCGACCAGAGCTTGAGCATTGTACTCGTTACCAGCACCCAGCTTGATCACGCTACCGCCGGGCTCAGGACCAGGAGCAGCAGTGATGGGGTGAGCAGTACGAGCAGACTTAGCGATAGTGCGGAACACTTTCTTATCATAAGCCTCAGCCAGAGCATGACCGATCTTAGCCGAGATCTCGCTGCGCAGGCTGTAGTGAGCCAGGGTCTCATCGAGATCGTACACGAAAGCCGAGGACACCAGAAGGTCATCCATCAGCACGGTCTTCTCAGCCACCGGAGGATCACCAGAACCCAGGATAGGAGTGCCAGGGGTATGGTAGTCCGCCGTCATACGGCCAGTGTAGATGAACTGCAGGCTCTTCCCGTTACGGAGAGTGCGGTTCTGAACAGTGTCTTTTGCAATGCAAACGCTTTCATAAGCTTTGATCATCTCACCCGAAAACAGTTTCAGGTAAGTAGCGTACTTAGCGTCATAAGCAGCACCACCTTGGGTAAGACCAATGGTGGAGGGGTTCTTATTAATAGAACCATTAGGGGTCAAAATAGTGTTAGCCACAATAGTAAAGAGAGAGTGTTGTTACGTTCTCCCTAAGCGCTTAGGAATTCACACGAGTAGTCATGTGCATTCAATGTTATTTTGTTTGTCTGTCTCTCCAGACCGTCAATGGCTAAGGTTATCGGCGTACCGGCCAAAGCCAATAGTGAAGGGAGGAATCGCACCTCCCCAAGCCGCACTAGCGGTTCACAGTTTTAGTGTATTTGACACCACGATAGGTGTATGTAACTTGAATAGACATACTGAATACCGTATAAGCTCATGCGCGTTCCAGCCTTGAGCAACCCGTCTCCAAAGAGATGAACGTACGTATTCAGTTACCAAGTTGTAGGAGCTACTGCAAGAGTACCCGGTTGGCAGATGACACCTTGAGGAGACAGTTCAGTGAGAACTTGTCCTGCAGGGTATGCAAAGATGAATG